AGCAAGACTGGTCTGGTCGGCCAGCCGGAACAAACCAACGACGGCATCAAAGCAAAGTGTTTATTGAATCCGATGCTCAAGATCGGTGTTCGCGTCAAGATCGACGAGAAGGACGTTGCCCAAGCCAAATTGCCAGACACCTCCAAGGACAGTGCAGCCAACAAGCCTGCGGCAATCTCGTCCGACGGCATCTACCGACTGCTGGTCGTTGAGCATGGTGGCGACACTCGTGGCAACGACTGGTATTCTGAACTTGTCTGCCTCGATGTGGACGCAACTGCACCAGCAGACAAGAAAGTGAGCGCAGCATGAGACGCGAAGAAAGACTGGACGATCGGGAAGAATCCTTGCGGTTGGCGCTGGAAAACGCGCAATCTCAAATATGGACAGCCCTTCCAAGTGTTGTAACGGCTGTAGACCTGTCGAAGCAGACTGTGTCAGTACAACCTTCAGTCCAAGGAAATATCTCAGCTCCTGACGGATCCTCGCAGTCTGTTAATCTGCCTCTGCTCGTTGATGTGCCGATCGTTTGGCCACGAGCTGGTGGATTCGCTCTAACATTCCCTATCGCTGCTGGCGACGAGGTGTTGGTTGTGTTCGCAAGCCGTTGCATCGACTCTTGGTGGCAATCTGGAGGAATCGGCGTGCAGGCAGAGGTGCGAATGCACGACCTGAGCGACGGATTCGCCGTGTTGGCTCCGACAAGCCAGCCCAAGAAGCTCAGCAATGTTAGCTCGTCGAATGTTCAACTTCGCGACCAAGCAGGAACAACGTATGTTGAAATCGCTCCTGGAGGCAAAATTAAACTTCTGGGTGCAACTTCGATCGACATCAATGCTCCGACGATCAACATGGAAGCGACCAACATTAACATCAAGGGCACGACCACTCAGACCGGCGCAATGAACATGACCGGCCAAGTCACTCAGACTGGCGGCATGAGCATCGGAGGCATCACTTTCGGATCGCACAAACATTCCGATCCACAGGGAGGAACGACTGGTGGACCAACCAATTAATTCTGTTTCCATTTCTATTGAAACAAGGCATAATTTCGAGTCATGAGATACCGCAAACTAGACTCCAACGGCGACATGCTTTTCGGCAACCAGCAAGCCGACTTCTTCCGCGACCAAGCAGAAGCAGTTGCTCAGGCTGTGTGGACTCGTCTGCGTCTGTGGGTTGGTGAGTGGTTCGTCGACACGACTGAAGGCACGCCGTATCAACAAGCTGTTCTCGGAACAAACAAGCGCAAGACCGTTGAGCCTGCGATGAGACGTCGTATCCTGAACACGGAGGGTGTAACAAACATCGAAGAATTTCAGATGCTGTTCGACCCTGACAACCGAGTCGTCACGATAAATGCTGTCATAAACACAGCTTACGGCTCTGCGCAACTGCAAGGAGTTATCTGATGGCGATTTCTGATCTGGTTTATGTCGACGCAACAGGGTTTCACTACCCTGATTACCCGACTGTTTTGGAATATCTGAAGATCGAGTACAAAACGATCTACGGTGCAGACCTGTACCTCGAAGCCGACTCCCAAGACGGCCAGTGGATCGCGATTCAAGCATTGGCGATCTTTGACACGCTTCAGGTTGCTTCTGCCGTGTACAGCTCGTTCTCTCCGCTGACCGCCAAGTCGGACGCCCTTTCCCGAAACGTGAAAATCAACGGCATCGCTCGCCGTGTTGCGACCTACTCTACAGTCGATCTCGTTTTGGTCGGTCAGGCTGGAACTTCAATCACAGACGGCCAAGCAGAAGATGCATCTGGTCAGAAGTGGATCATTCCTGGAACTGTCGTGATTCCGCCAGCAGGTTCGATGACCGTAACCGCGCAAGCGATGGACATCGGCGCAATCACCGCTTCAGCGAACTCCATCAACAAGATTTCTACGCCGACATTTGGCTGGCAGACGGTGAACAATCCTGCCGCAGCAGTCGTTGGCGTGCCGGTTGAGACGGACGCCGACCTCCGTCGTCGCCAAGCTCAGTCTGTTGCAATCCCTGCTCAGTCCGTTCTGGACTCCATCATCGGTGCAGTTGCATCACTTCCTGGAGTGCTGCGCTATCGCGGCTACGAGAACGACGGCGACACGACCGACGCAAATGGCTTGCCTGCGCACAGCATCTCGCTGGTCGTTGAAGGCGGCACGGCGCAAGTCATCGGCGAAACCATCGCTCTCAAGAAGACTCCTGGAACCAGAACCTACGGCACGACTGCTGTGACGACCGTAGACAAGTTCGGTATGGAGAATGTGATCAACTTCTACCGCCCAACAACTGCAACTATCAGTGTTGAAGTGACGGCAACTGCATTGACCGGCTACACAAGCAGCTATGCAGCGTTGATCAAAGCGGCTGTCGCAGAAACAATCAACGACCTTCTCATCGGTGATGACGTGCTCATCACGAAATTGTACGTGCCGGCAAACCTTCCTGGAACCGATGCGGGCAAAACATTCGACATCACGCAGATTCGAATCAAGAAAAACGCTGGATCTTGGCAGACCACAAATATCGTATTGGCGTTCAACGAGATCGCCCAGTGCGCGGCAACTGATGTGACGGTGACAGTGACATGACCACTCAAGAATACGCCGATTTAATCACAAGCGAGCACCGCAACAAGCCTCGGTTCGTTGCGACCGTGGAGATGTCCGTGTCTCCATTCGCTAAAATTCAAGAGGTGTTGCGCTCACTTCCTGAAGAATTCGACATCGACACAGCAACAGGGGTGCAGCTTGACACGATCGGCATTTGGGTTGGCCGTTCTCGCTACATTGGCACGCCGATCACAGGTGTGTACTTCGAATGGGACAATGTGAACACAGCCCTTGGTTGGGAAGGCGGCATCTGGAAAGATCCGTTCGATCCGGCAGAAGGTCTCACGACCCTCCCAGACGACTCATACCGACTTCTGCTGAAAGCGAAAATCGCTGCCAACTATTGGGATGGCACGATTCCTGGAGCGTACGCAATCTGGGAAAACATTTTCACTGGGTCGTACCTGATCATCGAAGATCTTCAGGACATGACAATGGCCATTGGTGTTTCTGGAATGCCGATGTCTACCTTGGACACTCAATTGCTTGAGCGCGGCTATCTGCCCATCAAGCCAGCAGGTGTTAGAATACGAGACTACGCTGTTGTTCCGGTGGCTGGCGTGCTGTTCTCGTGGGACATGGAAACCAGTGCTGCATTCGGCGGCTGGGAAATCGGCAACTGGACCAACTATTGATAGGAGATTTTAATGGCAACCAATGAAATTCTAACCTTCGCCGGTACCGACACAGGTACCAACCTTCTGACCCAAGCCGAGTACTCTGCTGATTCGCAGCGTCTCATCGGCAACCAACCTGGAATTGCGCGCAGCAAACTCGTGAACAAGGCCATTCGCCAGTCTACACTGGTGTCTGCCGCTCTCGCTCAGTACATCGCCAACCGCCAAGCTGTCAATGTCACGGATCTGAAAACGGTCAGCGAGCTGGAAGCGATGCTGGTCAATGCTGTCGCAGCGCAGATCAACTCGTCTCTGCCTGAAGGTGTTCCGGCTGGCACTGTGATTTATGCCGCTCGGAACACGGCTCCAAACGGATACATTAAGGCGAATGGCGCTGTCGTTTCTCGTACGACTTATGCCAGCTTGTTCGCAGCGATCGGCACCACATTCGGTGCTGGCGACGGAAGCACCACATTTGCTCTTCCGGATCTGCGTGCTGAATTCATTCGAGGTCTCGACGACGGTCGTGGCGTTGATTCTGGTCGCGCCCTTGGCTCTTGGCAAGATGCTTCTGCTTCTGCCCAAGGTCAGTGCGGCAATACTACAACTGCAGCGAACAGTGAACAGGCTTACACTGTTTACCAAGGTGTTGCGTCGTTCGGTGGTACTTTTGGAGAGAACTCCACGTACTATCGCCATCGTCCTCGCAACGTCGCTCTGCTCGCCTGCATTAAGTACTAATAGGAGAGAACGATGTCTGAGAAAATTGTTTGTCAGTTGCTGAATGGCTACTTCGTTGACACGACCGTGGCTGATCAGGATCCGCTCGATCCTGAAAATTACCTTATCCCCGCAAATTGCGTTGATGCGCCGCCTCCGGTCATGCAGGAAGGATATCGCTACAAATGGAATGGCGCTGGCTGGGACGAGGAAGTCGCACCACCTGCTCCGATCCCTCCTGAGCCTGTGCCTCCGACTCCTCCGCAAGACCCGAAAGAAATCTGCAAGACAGACGCCAAGATCCTGTTGGCAAACACAGACTGGTCGCAGCTGGCTGACGTTGTTGGAATCCTCAAGAACAAGGACGAGTTTGATGCGTATCGCACGGCTGTTCGCGCCTACGTTCTCAACCCAGTTGACAATCCTGTTTGGCCGCAAGTACCGCAAGCTGATTGGAGCTGATCATGAGCTGCTGCGATCCTACCGTGCCTACAATCCCGCCAATCAAGCGCGGTGA